ACCGCCGGACTTCGACGCGTTAGCCTGTGCCGTATCGAGTTGCTTTGCCTTGGAAATGACGTCTTCGGAAGCGTCGCGGGCCTTGCGCTTCGCCTTGGCCAGTTCGTCTTCTTTAAGCGACGCTTTCTCGGCAGCTTCGGCGGACTTACGCAGCGCCTGCTGGTAGGTGTCCTCGGCGTTGGCGATGTTGGCCTTGTTCTGCGTACGTACGGATTGGAGCTTCGCTTCCGCGGCCGCAACCTGCTCGGCAGACGCCTTTTGGTCATTCTTAAGTTTTGTCACCCGCGCCAGCGCAGCAGCTTCGGCAGCAGCAGCTTTCTCGGCAGCAACGCCACGGCCGCGCTCGGCTTTCTCCACGCGCTCCACGGCGGTGGCGGAGTCGTTGACTGCCTTTTGGTAGTTGCGCTCTGCTCTCTCAGCGGCCTTACTAGCAGCGGTTTCCGTGTCCCTAGCATTGGCTAGTTCTTTGGAAAGTTTGCTGATGGAGTTCTCGATGGCCTTGCTGGTACGCTCCCCCGCCTGCTTGGCGAACTTGTCCATCTGTGGGCCAAGCTGCTTCTCCATCTTCTGCGAGAATCCTTTTAGTCCGGGGACTACGGGCAGGGTTGCGTAACCAACGGCAGCCATGGGTATCTCCTATCGAGTAGTTGGGGCGTCTTTAACGACGAACCCTTTTGCAGCGAACCTGGCTCGACGAGAGGTGTCGTACATGCGGGCCAGCTTCTTCTTCTCTTCCATCTCGGCACGTTTCTTCGCGTCTTCGCGGCGTGTGCGGATGGGGTGCGCTTGTCCTGTGACGGCTTGGAAGATGTCAGTCAGGACATATAGTTCGCGGCTGATGGGGTCTCGGTCTAGCACCTGTGACCAGAACTTGCTGGTCAACTTGTCTAGCATGACGTTGACGACCAGCAGCATACGGCGGGTGCTCATGGTGCGAGCACCACCGCGGGGTCTCAACCAGTCGTTAAGGTCAAGCCCCTCGCGTAGGAAGTCAACCTCCACTAGGTCCCGGTGCTTAAGCACCAGCGACAGGAGTTCTAGGCTTCCCCCGGCAGCTCGGCCGCCTCGTTGTAGGCCGGAACGATGATCTCCACGAAGTCGCGCGCCGTCACATTGTGTGCGCGCAGGCGCGTGAACTGCGCTTCGCCAAGCAGGTAGTAGAAGTAGTTGGCAAAGTTCTGCTTCTCCATGGCGATCATGATGTCTGCCGGTGCGTCCAGCGGATCGGCCAGCGCTTCAAGTTCGATTTCCTGGCCGCGCAGGTTTACCGTGAACTTGACGGTCTCCGGTGCGTCCGGTGCTGTCTTGTCAACCTTGTCGGCGGTCTTGGCCGTGGTGTTCTTAGTAGCAGCCATGATGGGTGTGTCCTTCCATATTGACGAATAAGCCCCGTATCCGGGGCCGGTGAAAAATGCTGCCCTTCACTTCACGTTGTTGAAGTCGTGGTGTGCCCTACCAGGGAGGAAGGACAGGTAAAGTCCCTGGCAGGGCGGGGTTCCGATTAGCTATCGGAACTAGGCGGTCTCGGTGTCGCCAGTACCCTCGGTGTCGGTGTTACCGGCCGGGGCTGGGTTACCAGCCGGGGCAGGAGACTCGCTCGCCGGGGTGCCGTCCTCCTTCGGTACGCGGTCCTGTGCGTCCTGAATCTCTTCGGGCTTGCCCTCGCCCAGCTGAATCTTCGTGCCCTCGTCGAGGTCTCCAACGATCTTGGAGTCTTCCACGAAGCGGCGTACGTCGAGTTCCACGAGTTCACCGTCCTTAGTGACTTTGAAGTAGCGGGTTTCAAAGATTGCCTTGTGCTCGTCGGTGCGGTAGGCAATGTTGACCGTGGTTGCCTTTGGTTCCTGGCCACGGCCCTGCTCGTCGATACGGAGCGCGGCCTTTTCACGGGTAACGCGCAGCGCGACGATGTCGTCCTGGCGAATGTCCACCATGAGCACGTGGCCCATGGCTACCTTGCCAGTGTTGCGCTCGATAACGACGCCGTTGTCCTTAACGACGCGGTCCGGCCACTTGATGTAGTCGATGGTCGGGTTCTCGTCGATGATCTCGGCGGAGCCGGTCACAGCGCCCGGCTTGTAGGCGTAGGACAGAACACCGAAGCCAGTACCAGCTGCGGTGGACTCGTCGATGGCGCGGGAAAGACCGCGCTCGGAGCCGTCGTTGTGAATGCCCAAGACGGCCCAATCATTCGAGATCATGCCCATAAGGCCAACCTTGGGGTCGTCCTCCCAAGAGACGAACGTGAGCTGGTCAACGAGCGGCTGCACGCCCTGGGGGTTACGGAGAAGCAAGTTCTTAGCCATGCCTGATTACCTCTTTCATTGCGATTCGCGGCAGCGACACTGTGTAGGCCGCTGACGACATGTAGCCGGAGACCTTGGAGTCGGCCGCGGCGATGATTCCCGTTGCGGGTTGGATAGGTAGACCCATCGTCCGTATAGACGGGGTGGTTAGGATTCCGTCGATTAGCGCCATCACACGACGCGCTGAAACTATGTCGAGCGAGTGGACGGTCACGCGCACGACCTCTCTTGTCCATGCTCGGTCACTCACCGGAGCACCGTCAGATACGACGGTTACGGCTGTGCCATCCTTTGGTGTCCACTTCTTTGGTAGTGCCGTGCGAACACCATGAGGAAGACCCTTGAGCGAGTCGTCGAGCAGTTGACGCACTTTCTCGGCGGCGTTGGCTGTGATCCACACGTCTGCCACAGCTAATCACCTCGCCTATGTATGTCGAGTCCAAGCTGTGCGGCAGCAGCGGTGAGGTCGCCGTGTTTCGCCTGCCGGGCAAGGCCCGACGCGTGCGCCACAGTCACCAGTTTCACCGGCTGGCCGACAACACCCTCGGAGTCCCGGATTGTGACGGGAACATCTTCGGGAACGCGCTTTTTAATCTCTGACGCGAGTTGTTCCGCAGTGGCGGTTGTCGCCTTGTTCAAGGTCTTCTTGTTCTCGCGGACGAGCCGCGGGTAGTTGATCTTGATTTTGAACTTCTCGGCCATTTACGCCTCCTCGCGGACAATGTTGAAGACAACGCCAACGCGGTGCCGGGCGATAACGGGGCGGCGGATCGGGGCGTAGTCGAATGACGTGTACTTGGTGACGTACTCAACGCCCCGGAACTCTACGCGTTGACCGTTCTCTATCGCGGTTCCAGCCGGAGCCATGACGCGTAGCTCGCGCGTGTCGCCATCCCACACGTCCGCGTCTTCGGTCTCGGACTGCCCTACTGGGTGAACAACGCAGTTGTTGATGTACTGCTTGCGGGTGCTTTCTACTACTCTCCCGTCAGGGGTTTCGTAGTCTTCACCTATGACTGTAATGGTCTCACCGTACATAGTCGCTCACCTCCGGCCACCGCAGCGGTCGTGGGAACGTGCCCCGCGGCCCGTTGCGCCCCAGCAGTCCTAGCTCTTCCAGCATGTCGTCGGTGAGACGAACACCAGCAAAGCTGACGTAGTCGGCGGTGTTCTTGCCGTAGGACACGGAGTCGGTGATAGGCCCAGACGTTGAAGTACCGGACTGAATACCCACCGACGGGCCGATGACCACAGCTGCGGCCACCATCTCGCGGATCACCTTGGCGGACACAGTTCCCAGCCACGGAGAAGTTGAGACCTCGCGTTCCCAGCTACGCCCGCGGCGTTGGAAAGCCACGTCAATCTCGGTAGCAGCGTCGTCGATTAACTGTTCGACGTACGGCTGCATGGACTTATCCCACGGGACTGGTAGTCGCGCCGCGACATCTTCGACGGTTACGAGTGTGTCCATTGCGACCTCCTTGGTCTCGTTAGGAGACAAGGGCGATAATCTCGGCCTTGTCCAGACCCTTTACGTTGTGGCCCAGCGACTCTGCGTATGCGCGCCACTTGTCAACTCCCGCAGCCTTAGCCGGTCGCGGGGTTGTGGTCTTGGTTTCTTTCTTGGTGGGCTTGTCGTCCACCGCCTTGGCAGACTCCTTGGCAGCAGCACTATCCGTGCCGGAGCCTGGGGCCGTTACAATCCCACGGCGTGCGAGACCGTCGAAGTCTTCCTTAGGAAGTTCCGCGCGGTCGCCGGGAATGTACAGCCGCCCGCCGTGGCGGTAGCCCTTGGCGAATACTGCTGTGGGCATTACTTAATCACGCCCGTGAGCTTAACGACGGCCTTAGGATTGTCCACGCCGATTGCGCGCTTGCGAACCACGTCGGTGCGCCAGGACATAGTCGGGCCACCAAGCGGAGACTCGCCGCCCTCGGAGTACAGCGGGGTCGCCTGTAGCGGAATAGTGTTGGACACGAAGCCAGGCGCGCCCTTCTCGAAGACGAACGCGTCTTCAAACGGAACAAGGCGCGAGGTAGCCACGCGCAGGTCGCCAGCAAGGACGATGTCCTTGAGACCCTTAAATACCGGGTTCTCAAGTGCGGCGTTGCCGACGTAGTATTTCTGCATGGTCTCGTTGCGCACGGCTGCGGTGAGTGCACGCGGGTGGAGCAGAATGGTGTCCGGGGCGTAGTCGTACTGGCCGCCGTGGCCGTCGTTTGCGCCCTGTACCATTTCGATGGCGTCGAACAGGTTGGTGGCTACGTCGCCGCCTGCGCTCCACGGGGTGTCGATAACGAGTTCCGGCACGCCAGCCGCGTCAAGTGCTGCACGGGTGGCCTTGAAGCCAGCGAGTACTACGGACTTCTGTAGCGCGGTGATTTCCTGATTGACCGCGTCAACGCGGTTCTCGGTGCGCTGCTCGTAGGAGAATCGAGCTGCGAGTGCGGTCTTAATCGCGTAGGCGGACTTAAGGTCGCCCAGGCGCGGGTCGGAAACCGGAATCTCGCCGAACTCGGCAACGTTCTCGGCTTCGTCGGCCAAGACGTTGGCGGCGGCTTCACGGAAAGCTACGACGCCCTTGTTGGAACCCTCGGGGCGGAAGAACAGGTCCTCCACGAACGCGCCGTCCAGACCGTCCACAATTCGCTGCGGGATAAAGGTCGGATCGGACAACATCTGGTCCACGGTGAGGGTGGCCGACGGTTCGTAAGCAGATGTGATGATGTTAGGCATTGCGTAAACCTCTCAATCTTGTGTCTAGGAAAGGGTCTACGCGGTGTGCGGCAGACCGTTAAGAATCGTGACTACGAAGCCGTCACGGGAGGGGCGGGCTGCGACACCAGCCTGAACGGTGCCGGTCTTTGCGGCCTTGCCGTCGGCAGATGCGAAGACTGCATCGCCTGCGGCGAACTCGTCGCTGGTCTCAAT